GTAACTCGCTAGATGTGTCTTGTTTATTTTTAAACTCATCCAATGAAGCTATGTCACTGTCGTATCTATTTTTCAAAAATGAAAGAACTTGTTCCTCAGTAAGCTGAGGGCTTGGTGAATCTTCAGTAACAGGAACTTCCTTGTTGTTGGCTGATTCATCAATATTTTTATCTGAAACTTCTGTTGTTTCCACAACCTCTTCCGTTGTGTTTTCAGCTGCTCCAGCTTTCTCTAATAATTCTTCTTCTACTTGAGCCTGGCTCTTGTTTTCAGAAGTCACTTCTCTAACTTTCCAATTTTCCATTATATTTAATTTAATTTTATTTTATACAAAGGTACAAACTTTTTTACTTATCTAGGTTCAAACTCTGCTAGGTCAAAGCCATCTAAGCTATCTTCGTTTGATTCAAAGTTTATAGATGGTAATTTTTCCTGTCTTTGTTGTATTAATTTAGATTGTTCTGTGTTTTGTTGACTAATTCTTTCTGACTTGGCTTTTTCTCTATCTTGCTCCCTACTCTTTAAACCGTCTACCTCTACACCTTGTAACTGCATTTGATACTGGAACTCGTGGTCCATTAATTCTTTCTTAAGTTCAGCTTCTGCTTTTAGCTTCTCAATTTGGAATTGAGCTTCAGCTTGTTCTATTTGCAATTTAGCCTGCGTTTCCATCTCTACCTTCTTCATGTTTACCTGAGCCGCCATCATTTGACTTTGCTCGTTAACCTGAGCTTGCTGTTGCATTTTTTGTTGCTCCATAGCTTGATCTTGTTCTTGTTTAGTTTTTTGCTTTAACTTCAAGACTTGGTTAGCCATTTTTAAATTTTTAACCTCTCTTATATCAATTGCGTCTGATAAAGATATTTGATCTCGCTGTAGCGCCATTTGTATATTTTGCTCAAGTATTTGTTTTTCTTCTTCATCGGGAGTCATTTCTATAAAAATACCGAAGTCATGTAGGTATAAATCCTTAATAGACTCAAGCGCATTAACATTGTATTTCCCAATTTGATTAACAAACTCTTCTTTAAATTCTGAATATTCAAGGACATCTGCAATTCTAAGAGACAAAGCTTCGGCTAGTTTCTGAGATATTTGAAGGTTGGCATCTAATATATGTCTGGTTGCTACATTAGAGTTTAAAGCTGCTAACTTTTGTAATCCAACTAAAGAATTGGGGTCAGGTGTAGAAGCGTCTCTAGCTTGATTGAGTCCGGTTACATCTCTTATCATATTTAGGTAGTGGTTGTAAGTTCCTATTAAACTTGACATCTTACCTTGACCGCTATTTGTTCCTAATTCCTGTATTGGTATTCTAGCATTATTGAATTCACCGTCCTGTGTATAGCTCCTACCTATTACACTACCAGTTTGAAAATAAAGCTTTAATGCATCTTCAGGGTTGTAAGCAGCTCCAGTTCCTAGGTCTACTTCGTTAAGTCCGTCTGCATCAATAAACACACCATCTGGAACTACTCTAGATATTACTTGCTGTAATTTTAAGTGAGTTATTTGTATTAAATCAGCGAAGTTTATCATTCTTCTAACTAAAGACTCAATAACTCCTTTGTACATTCTTGGTGCAGCGCCTATATAATTAGGTAATGTTTTTTGTGAAGCTGACTGAGGTCTAACCATATTTTTAGCTAACTCCCATTTTAAAACCTTAGGAGTACCCATTACCATTATACCATCATACCAAACCTCTATCTTCTTTGATAGTTTTTCAAATTTTTCAGTTTCTTGTTCTGGAGGGTTGAACCCATCATCTTTTGGTATTACCCTTTCACCTCCATTATCTAACTTCTTTTTCTTATACACCATATTCTTGGTGGTTTTGTATTGATAAAAAAGCAATGTAACTACGTCTTTTTGAAACAGCGTATCTTGATATGGTCTAAGTATACCGTAATAATTATACCACATGCTAGACATTTTTGAAATCTCTTCTAATTCAGCATTAGTAATGTTTGGGTTTATTTTTACTAATTCAGTAATAGGGACTTGCTTTACTTCCCCATAGTAAAAACAATCATCAAAGGTTGGGCTTTCTGTATAGCTATACACTAGAGTAGCTGGATCCACATACTCAACTCTTACTCCTGATCCGGGATAAAAGTCATGTTTTACAAAGCTCACTCCTAAAGTCATTAAGTCATAATTCATTCTCTGCCTTATGCGTGACTTGTAGTGATTCATCTCTAGCACTGTATTAATAGCTTCTTCTTCGGCTATTTCTATAGCCGGCTTGTAATTCATTTGCATGTATAGGTTTAGCTCCGCTTCGTTTTCAGGTAACTCTTGTTCGGGGGTATTAAACATATTTATCCCTAAATCCGCTGCGTCTTGAAGTATAGGCTTTGCTATCATGTCAGCTGCAATCATGTTTTGAAATTGCTGTCTTTTTTCAGTAGATAAAGCGTCTTGAGCGTACGTTTTAATATCAAACATTCTATCGGACATACCATTAACAACAATATCCACAAACTTAGGTATGATAGGAACAGGCGTCCAATCTAGGTTAAGGTATGATAAATCTCCATCAACCGCAATTTCATTTTTATATTTCCCTATTGGCTGTTCTCCTCTTGCGTAAAGTTTTCGTCTATGAAACTCAATCCATTGACTGTAAAATCTACAGCCATTTCCGTCTCGTCTAAACCATTCATACTGTATTGATTGACCTACTTGTTGTCCATATTCTTCCGATGCTTTTACAGAATCACTAACGTCTTGATTCGGGAAGTTGGTGGGATTGATGTTTATTTCTATATTCTTCATTTATTTGAAAATTGCGCTGTGTCTACCTTTGTTGTCGTATGTTGCAAATTTAATGCTTATTTTTGACTCTTTTTTAACAGGGGTGTATAAATGCCTTTGATTAGCCATAATAGCTAACCCTGAACTGATTGAAGCATCGTATTTAGTTCTATTGTTTATGTTGAATTTTGCCCAATCATTTAAGGTTCTATTGAAACTCATTGAGCCCATTTCGTTTTCTTGCCTATGCATTCCATCAGAGTCAATGCCTACGTGTTTTTCTATGTAGCTTTCGATAGCAGCAGCGTGAGCTTGCTTAATATCTTCTGAGGAGTTAGGGATTCCACCTAATTCTTTTTCTGTCGATGAAAGTTTATGCTTTGGTCTGTCTGGTCTATTTAAGCTAAACCCTCTGTATCCTCTATTTTTAAAGTGATACAAAAGCCTAGGTTTGTTATTTTCTATTAATATAGGCATTCCGTAAAACACGCACGCCATTAATACTTCTTCAAAAAATATCTCCGCAGTTTGAGGTCTCGCTATGTATTCTAGAAAAAACTCATTGCTTGGAGCATCATCCATGTTAAATTTAGTAAGACCATGAAGAGCTCCGTTTGAGCCTATACCACCTACAGTTCCTGATATGTCATAACTATCGCACCCGAAAGAACCCAAGTGTTCATTGCCTGGGTATTTAATGCCGTTTTTTACCACAAAACTATTTGTTCGGTGAGCTCTTGGAGTCCAGTTGATTATAAACCTACCTCTAGGATTAGGATTCCATATAACCTCGGTATCTTTAACACCGTCTTTCCACGCAAAAGAACCTCTAGTCAAATAATGTTCTGAAATTATAGAATCATTGTAGTCTATTTGCTGATATATTTTGTTTAAATTAAAAATAGAATATTTTGTTTCGTCTCTGAACGCATGCTCTTTTGTTCTGGGGAATTGCCTGTAAAACTCATTAAGAGCATCACTGTCGTTTTGTAAGGACTCTACTTCGTTTTTCCAGTAATCTAAAACACCTATTTTTATATACTCATCATCAATGCCTTTAATCGGTTTAATTGGTGAGTCAAAAACAGGGAATCCGTATTCATTTATGTATCCTTCAAAATTCCATTCCATAGGAATAAATAGAGAATATAAACCTGATTTAGTTTGTCCGTTAGCATTTCTTTTTTCTACATCAGAGTCGTTAAATAGTTTTCGGAAATTCTCCCCTCCTTTGTCTAAAGCATTCGAAGTTGATCCCATCATGCATTTTCCAACTACTCTACTACCTAGTCTTAAACATGTTTTAGTAACTCTCCAATTATTAAGGATGTTCTCAGGTTTGTCCCATTTTCCGCTTTCATCATGCACCAAGAGTAATAGTTTTTCCCCATCATAAGAGTTATCTGAAGTATTTTTCCAGTCTATAACTGTGTCTAATCCATCTAACTTTAATTCTTGTTCTTTATTTAAACTCTTTCGTGTTATCTTACTAGCTGGTACTCTAAATGCTAATTCAGTCTTTGGTTTATCCATACCATCTTGTATGGGCTTAAAAAAGAAAGGATATCTGGTAGATATAGGGACTATTTTGTCGGTAAACATTTTCTTAGCATCTGCACCTGTCTTTGATAATACACCTATCCTTGCGTCTCTAGTAATAGTGGCTTGATTAACTGATTCAGAAGAGCTCATAAAAGAGAATCCAGAACGTCTGTTTTTTAAGTAACACATTCCAAAGCATCTTTTATCAGCCTTGCAAGCCTCCCAGAAAATATAAAACAATCTATTACTTTCCCTAAACTCTGGGAATCCTATATCTATCTTACTCCATTGTAAGTACATATAATGACTCCCAGTAATATAAGTGGGTTTATTGTTGTTGGTAAACCAATATCCTTCATCTCTTTTATTAAATTCCTCTTCTATATAGTTTACCCATTCATTTTTAAAGTTAGAATCTTTTTTTTGCCAATCAAATATTGTTTTTAAGTATGATAATTCTTTTGGAATCTCTCTTCTTACCCACTTGTCGTATCGAGAGTAAACCTCTTT